TTGATGAACCTTCATTCACTAACATGACACCAGTACCAATAGCTAAATCCATAAATGATTCATGCACTTCTTGATTAAAATTAGATGCATGTAGTATCTCAAATATATAATTAGTTATTTCATCTAACTGCTCATCTACTTGAGGAGCTAATTGTGGTGGTATTTCCATACCTGCTTTTAAATTAATCCATCTACCAAATGTAGGTGTAATACCTGCTTGTAGTCTAGAAGCAAACTCTTGTATTCCTACTACAGCTGTTTCATCAAATATTCTATCTGTTCTTTTTTCTCCAGGTGCTTCATCATAAAAGGCTTCTCTGCCTGGCATAGTATATTCATATGCTTCTTCAAACTTAGGAATCCAATGTGTCTTTAATTGTTCTGCATGACTAAACTTTTTAATAAATGTTTTAGGATTCATTGTTCCTGTATTAGGACCTGATCTATAATTGTAACTATACATTAAGCCATTCCGCCAGTAATAGTTCTTGCTTGAGTACCAAATAAACTTCTACCTTTTGCAATACTACTATCTAAAGATCCAGCTAATTTTTTCTTTCTTTTTTCTTCTGCTTGAGCATCAGCAAATTCTTGTGTTTCTGTTCCTGGTTTTACAACACCAGTTGGTGATTCAGGTGCATCATCTCTTTGAAAAAAACCTACTCCACTTTTTAATAATTGATATGTAGGTGATAATGCTCCAGTCATAGCTGCATCTGTAATAGTAGGAATTAAACCTTTAATTGGTTCTGCTTGATAACCTTTTTTTAAATATGATACAGAAGGAGCAGTACCCCCCATAACACCTCTCATAATATCACCACCTAACTCTTTCATTGTTGGTGTACTAGCAACTATTCTTGTAGGATCTAATACTGTCGGTGAAGGTTGAACTCCCCTACCATAGTTTAAAGCTGCTTGAATATTTGATTCTCTTGCTTTTGATGGCTCATCTAACTGTTCTAATCTTTGCATAGTTTCTATAGATGTAGCTGCTCTCATACCTGCTCTACTTCCTGCACTCATAGATTTTGTTTGATCTATTTTTGTAGGTTGTGATTTTTTAATAATATCTGAAACTTGTTTACTTCCTGAGAATAATTGACCACTACCAGTTACACCAGCAACAGTTCTTCCATCTTTTAAAATAGAACTTTTATCTGCACTAAGAGTATAACCTGCTTTTTTTAAATCTGCTTCTTGGTTTGCAAAAGCACCAGTCTTTGTTTTAGTACTAGCTAAAATAGCTTTTTGTCTATTAATAGCTGCTTGACTACTCTCTGGTGTTTTAAATTGTTCATATGTTTGACGTCTTGGTTTGCTACTTGATGTTGATGTACTTGATCCCATTAATCTATTTTTTCACCTTCTTGATAAAAACCTCTACCACCAGCTCTAGAAAATAAAGATCTTGATCCTACTTTTCCCTTCATCATTCTTTTATTTCTTTTTTCTCTAGCATCTTCTTCCTCTTGCTTTATACGTTCTTCTTCTTGACGTTGTTCTTTCAACTGTTTTTCTAATTCTGGATCTGGTCTATATTTTTTTGGTTTTAAAAATCCCATTGTTCACAACCTTGTTTCTTTAAATATTTATATAACTGATAAGGGGTAATAATCAACCTATTTATTCCAAGTACTCTCATAATGATAGTTACACAAGAATGTTCTCTAAGCCATGCTGCTTGAAATAATCTCCACTTATGGCGAAATGTCTTGCATTTTAATATAACACCTTTGTGTTGAACTACATATGTTAGCATTTTATCTACTTCTTCACCATCTATAATGTTTAGATCTAATCTTCTATGTATATGTTCTACAACCAACCATTTATCTTTTTTAGGATAATATGCAAACGCACCACAGTGTGCCATACCATTTCTTCTAAACCTATGATACCACTCATGATTAGGTGGATCATAAAAAAATACTAACCATTCCTTCGGAAAATATCCCACTTCTTCCTCCTGTTCATTGAACCACGATCAAATATATTCCAGTTCTTATAAGCATTAGATACTTGTGGTTTTGCTGGACCTACTGTCAATGATCTACCTTCACCAGCACCTAGCATTAAATATTGTAATGCATCATGTACATGTGAAAACTTATTCTTATTAGGTTTATCTTCATATCTTTCTCCAGACGTTTGTATTCTTCTGTAATGATATCCCCCTAAGAATCCTTTACGCAGTGACTTACAAGATTTATTTAATAAAAATCCTGCCTTACCATCTACCATTCTATTCAATGCAGCTTCTACAGATTCTATTCTGAGTCCTACATCATTAGATGGTGCTGGAAATGCCTGGATGCCTTGTTGTCTAAGTATCTGAAAGGGAGTTGTTTCATCTGTCTGTGCTCTAAAATCTCCAGCTGGATCTCCAAATATTTTTAAATCTTTATCTGCACAGTGTTTAATTATCTCATGCTTTAGTAATTCACCAAACTTAACTGTACCAATATCAAAACAAACTAGTTCATGTAGTATCAACCATCTACCATCAGGTAGCTTCTGACCAAATACAGCAGAAGGTGTAAGACCAAAGTCTAATCCAATATAAACTGTAGTAGGTGCAAAATCTATTTCATCATCTGCTATGTGTACATCTTCTCTAAATGAACCATAGACTAGTTTACCATCTTCTATAGTTCCTAATCTATTTAAAACGTAAACATCAATCCAAGACTTACTTTTTCCTCTAATGATATTTGGATAGTAATCAGGTGTAACATTTTGGATATTTTCTGCTGTGCTATTAAGCTCATAACCTTTAATTTTATCATCTTCTTTTTTTTCTATCATGCCTGGGGGTTGTACAAAGAACTGCCAGTTATCAGGCTTGACTAACATTAATGATTCTTCTTGATTCATATGATCTGGTACAGGCACTTCACCAGACATAATGGACCACCAATGATCTTCATCAGGTGCATTAGTATCTGCTATAACACCATACCATGAAGGTCCACCATCTTTCATAGAAGGAAATCTACCTACACGCATAGTACATGCATCTACAATAGACTTGGGAATCTCTCTTGCTTCATTAATCCATACACCAGTTAATTCTAAAGACAATAGTTTCTTCACATCTTCTGGTCTATCTAGTGCTAAGAAGATAACTTCTAGCTCTACATCACCTACATGAATGTTATGTGTAAAAGGAACTGAGTACATAAAGTTTCCAAATGAATTTTCTGGAAACCAATCTAACCATGTTTTAATCGTAGTAGTCTTTAACTGGGGGTTGGTATTTCTAATGACTGCCCATCTAGATTTACGTTTACCATCTGGACTAGGCTTTTGCTTTAATGCACGTCTAAATATTTCAATACAACAAGATACAGACTTCCCTGATCCTACTGGACCACGTAAGCCTCTAAAGAAGGATTCATCCTTCATAAAGGTTTTTATTATTTCACCTGGAGCTTTGTAGTTGAGTTCTGTCAAGCAATACCATTATCTACAGATCGTTTAATTAATTTGTAGATAGTTTCTGGTAGTAGAGATTCTATAAATTTATCAGCTTCATTATCAGAGAATCGTAAATCTCTAGGATAATGTTTGAAGTGTTCTTTCTTCACTATCTTACGAAGTCTTTGACGATCCTCGTAAGATAGCTCCTCTGCATACCTCATGTTTAATTAAATATTAATCCTAAGATTATTAGGACAGGAATACAGCATACAAATATCTTTGCTTGTTTGTTTAGGCTGTTCCATTTTTTTTTAAGATAATTCATGATTATTTCTTTTTCTTACTGCCCATAATCTTTTTCTTCAAAGCAGGTGGTAATTTATTTTGTTTACCTTTTAACTTTTTAGATCCAGCGACAGGTTTTTTCATTCCATACATTATGATACCCTCCTAAAAGGTTTCGTTTTAGCAGCAATACCTTTGGGTTGTTTGACAAATTGTTTCCCACTCTTACTGCCTTTTCTCTTAGCTCTAGTTGTAGCCGCATATTCACTAGCAGTCAATGACTTGATAGCAGCTTCTGGTAAGTAGCGTTCACCAGTTTTAGAGGATGGCTTTCCAGATTTGGTTCTCCATTTCTGTTTAGTCCATGCCTTTAAACTTCTTTGTGGCTTCTTCATCGATAGCCACCACCCTTAGCCTTATATTGTTTGGCTAACATCTGAGCTTTCCTTGCTGACCATTGTCCAGGTCTGCCACCCTTTCCTCCTGCTTTAATACGATTAAATAAACTCTTTCTCATAGTAGGCTTAGTATAGTTTCCTGCTGCGTTTACTGCCATGTTACCACTTACTCTTGTTTGCCCAGAACGCTGCTGACATCTTGCCTCTAGCTATATTCTTGGCGTGTCTAGCCTTAAATGATTTTCTTTTCATCTTCATCCTCTTGGATTCTCCTGCTTTAGGCTTACCAGCTGTACTAGCTCCTTGCTCCCCATATCTAATAGTCTTGACCTTAGATCCTTCTTTGGCGACTACGACATGAGATTTTTTAGGGTGTCCTGGAGTTCTTTTAGGTTTGTTATAACCAGATACTCCAATACGTTTTAATAAGCTCTGACTCATAGGCGTACTTTACTCAAAAAAAATATATTTTCAATACTCCTTATAATGAGTGCCACACAGAAAGAAGTAGTTACCATTGTCGGTACGTATATGGAATGTACCCCACTTCCCACAGTGACACTTCTCGTACTTGGTTCTTTCTTCTACTGTCCAGCTTAATATTTGTAACTGATTGTAAAGTTTACTTTTATCGCTCATAATGTGTGAGCAGGACCTTTATCCTCACTGTCGCTCCTGTTTTCTAACCCCCCCTACTTAATCTAGATCAATCTTGATCGAGAGATTTCCACCCACACTGTGCTGTACCTTATCAGGAGCTTTGAACCCACTCCTATCTAGTATATCCTTTGATGCTTCCAACTTCACGTAATCACTCTTACCTTCCTGTGCTAGTCGTACTATTGTACGTACTGCTGGAAGTGCACCCATTAATCCTATCTCTGCGATTCGTGATCTATAGTACTCTTGTACCTTTGGGAGACGAAGCGTTCTACTAGCCGTTACCCTACCACTGTCTCCCTTTGAATATCCTGCTATTTGACTAGCTTTTGCTATGGTACATCCCTCAGCTACGAGGGTATCAACCAACAACCTTTGTTTATTGGTTAGACCATCTTTACCTTTTACTTGACTGCCCATAACGATAGATACCTTGCTACGTTATATCATGTCAAGAACTTAATTGTAAACAGATGTAACAGACGAGAGATGTTCCCTCTCTCGACTCTCCCCCTTGAAGGATTCTCTCTCTCTGATTTGGCATTGTATCATGTTCTCGCTATTAATTTGTAGAGGACAATCTATCAACGCTTTATTTATTGCGAATCGTTTGTGAGCAAACGATAACGCTTCCTATGTCAATAGATTATCGCACAGACGTGCCAAGCTCTACAAATTCCACTCCAACATGCTACCCAAGGAAGTATCAGATGAAAGGAGTTATATTATGAAACATCTAGATGAACTAACATTAACTATTAAGGATCTGCTTGAAAGTCAAGGAGATATAGTAAGTACAGGAGGTAATTCAAAGCAAGTATCATTTGAGTTATCAATGAAGGATTACCATCAGGTAGGAAACACTAGCGTGTATGATGAGGAGATCTACATAGTAGATATCAAGAAGAAGGAGGTATCAAATGTATAATACATTCGAGGAGGAATACGTATCTCAAGTACAAAGAGTACGTGAACTAAGACAAGAAGGTAAAGAAGATGAAGCTAGTCTAGAGGAAGCTAGATTAGAAAGTATTAATACAGTAATTGGATCTGAAGATCTAGAAGAATTGGAGGTTGTATACAAATGAGTAATTACGTTCCACGCATTGAAACATCAGCATCAGATATTGATGCAATCAACAGTCAAGTTGGTATTGATTGGTATCAATTATACAAATCACAAGTTGATGAAACATCAGAGGTAGATATCAAGTATATGAACATCTACCTATGGCAGATATGCAATAGCACATACAAGTCAATGACTACATTCCAAAAATATACACAAGGATATCGTGACAAGATCAAGATGTCTATTGTAGATCAGAGGGAGTCAGAAACAGGTCAAGAAATTGCCCAGACTAACTTTGATACATTGACTGAACAGGCAAAGACTATGGATGCACTGTATCGTAAGTACGAAGCTATGCACACAGCAGTCAAGAAGCTCTACCTAGAGCTATACAAAGAGGACTTTACTAAGAGGAAATTACCTCAAAAGAGTAAAGGTCAGATGAGAACATTGAAAGATATGACACCATCTGAAGTAGCATCAATCAACTCAATGGTTGATGAAATGCTAAAACAATAACAGTTTCATTTAGGATAGTGGGGTTTCTACCCCATTATCCAACTATTTTTTTTTTGCTTACGGTGGTTTAAGCGTAGCAAATACCGAGTAAAAGTGATATAAATCAATAGAGGGAGAATAATATGACATCACTATTTAGACTATTCGATAGGTTTATAATTAATCTATTCAGATCAATGATATCCACTAAGTTCAAAGACCGAGCAGAATATATTGGTACATTCATACTAGTATATCTAGGTATCGGTGGTGGCTTTATAGCTTTCTGTTTGTTCTTAGGTATCAATCCAACACTAGTTGTATCTGTAATTGCAGCACCTATTTGGATCTTCTTAGTATTTCTAACAAGAAGGATCACAAACAAAATGTTGGATATCAATGAAACTACAAAGGATATTTGATTTTCCTTGGTGGTTTTGGGATTCTGTAACTAGTGTAGTTATAGGATTTATCGTACTAATTATTATTATTGTAGGACTTACAGGGAGATAAGATGAAGTTATTAGAAGTGAGTAAGCTAGAGAATATACTCAATGATCTGATTAAATGTCAGGAAGAAGCAGGAGTT